TAAGGATATCATAGAATAAGTTATTTAAAATTCCTTGTACTCTTTCATTATCTGAGTGAATCATAAGAGTATCACCAAATTCATTCTTTAGTGTTGATTCATCTGCGTATATATCAAGAGCTGATGCAAGTATTGGGTCGTTATCCATCGCATCGTAATCTCTAAAAACTTCTCTACGAACTTGTTGGTATGCCATTGATTGAGCACCACCTGCTTGTTCATAGAAACTTTTTTGTAGTTTCGTGTATCTATCTCTTAGAGAAGATAAGTTTGTTTGTTGTCTTTCATCGGTATCAACTACTTTTCTTTTACCATCTTTATCGATGGTAACAACAGCCTGAGCTCTAAAGAGTTTCGTTAATCTACCAAAAAATGAAGTATCTGCCATTTTGTTCCTAATTTAATTTATAACCTTTTAATTTTAATTTTACCACTTTCTACATGACCAGTATCTAGCTTTGTGTCTTGGTCCAGGTGAATCACAATTGTGTCTTGCTCTAAAGTTTTTTCTTGCCTGAGGATTTGATTTTCTAATTTTCATAGTTTTTTCATTTCCCTTACCCTTATGACCAAAGTTTACCTTTACTACATTACCTTGGGGATTTTTAACATATACTTTGAATTTTTTAACATCACCTTGCATTGGTTTACCAAGTTTTACTGTTCTTCCTTGATACTCTGCTTCGTTGATATCAGATTTATAAGATTCCATGAATTCTTTAAACTCCTTGATATCTTGATAATTTTCTACGAAATACTCATTACAATAAGATTCGTTTTCATTTTCATTAAGTAATTTTTTCATTGAAATCATAATATTTTCTCCTTATAGTATAAATATAGATTTATTTAATTAACCAAGTTAAATCCTCAGTTTGGTCACCGACTCTCATTTTCCATGGGTCATCTTCTAATGAAGTATTTCCCCCAAATCCCATTCCTGCAATATCCAATGAATGTGCTCCAATACCACCCAATGCTTGTTTTGTTAAATCTATACCTTCTTGTCTTAATCTAAGTGCAGTATCTCTAACCCATAATCCAATAGATAATGACATTGTTAAATCATCATTATAACCTCTCATAGCTTCAGCTCTATTTCCAGTCCATATAAAAGTAAACAATTCATCAATAGTTCTTGATGAACGAATAGTTACTGATTTTTCTCTAATATATTGTTCCAACTTTGATATAATCAAAGGTCTTGTTTTGGAAGTTGTACTAAATCCTGCTGTTAATCCTCTATCTTGTGCTCTATATTTGTTTGTTAATTGATTTTCAGTATCTACATACTTTAAATCTTTACTCATATAAAAAGTATTTTGATAACCCCTATCAATTATTTGTTGTAAAACTGCCCAACCAATATTTGCGTTTTCAACTACAAGTAGAGCTTGATTATAATCAGTTGAAAGTGATACTAAAAAGTTTCCAAAATCTTTTGTATCTAATTTACCTTTATACTCTGCTACTTGTGATGCGTTTTCAATATCAATAACATGACAAGCTGAATAATCGGTTGAATCTCCACGAGCAACATCCGCTACCACCATATAAGATTTATTATAGTTTGGATATTCCCACTTCCATAAGTTTCCATCGAATCCTGTTTTTTCCATTGGTTCTTGTACATATGATTCTTTATAGAATTGTAAAAGTTGTGGGTCAATAACAGTATCACCAGAAGAAACAAAATCACAATCACATTCTTGTGCCGCTCCTTTTGGTCCTAATAAAACTTCTTGTTCATCTCTCCAACTTTGATTTCTTTCAGGATGTACACTCCAATGTAATCTGATTGTATTAAATGTATTTGTTTCTTCTTCAGCACCTACCCAAGTTTTGTGAAAGAAGTTTCCTACACCATTTGGTGTTGAAAGAATAATAGCATTACCACCAGTCGATAGTGTTGATTGTGATGATATCCATATATCTTCAATCTTATCAATAAATGCCGCCTCATCAAATACCAAAAGGGATAATGCTTCAGAACGACCAGCATCACCAGCTGCTGATGTTGCTTTTATCTGAGAACCATTCGAGTATCTTAAGGATAGTTTGTTATCCTCTACTGTTGTTTGTTTTAACCAAGATGGTAAATATTGATTCATTACACGAACCTTCGTTACAAGGTTCTTGGCAACTTCTTGTTTAGTTGCAATTACCAATACATTGAAATCTTGATTGAATAACATTTTCCAAAGTGAAAATCCCGCAGTTAAGGTTGAGATACCTGTTTGTCGAGATTTAAGGATGATGTTGTATCTATGTTCTGCGAATTGGTCTAAAGTTCTTTCTTGAAATGGATATAAGTGAAAAGGAATCTTACCCCTAACAGGATGTTGTATCATACAATACTTCTTCATGAAGTATATTGGGTCTTGAGCACATTTCTGATACTCAAGTTTTATAATTTCCTTTAGACTTTGTTTAGCCATTTTATTTTTTTCCTATTTTCCAATATAGTGATGTTCCAACGAATGGTTTGTATTGTCCTGCCTGATTTGATAAACCTATATTCAATCCATAGATGCTCATCTTCTTAGTTTTTAACAATCCATTAACACTTAAGTTACCAAATCCATTTGTTTGGTCAACTCCTACTCCGAAACCATAATAAAATTCGTTTTTCGGTAACTCTTTTACAATTGTAGTATTGTAAACAGTTGGAATCTTGAAGAACCAATCAATTTCTCTTGATTCAACTCTATTCTGTGAAATAACATCGGTAAGGATACCAAATCCTAAATCTCCACTTGGTTTGTTACCTAATGAATCAGTAACTACATCTGGAAAATCATATGCAAGATTCAATGTATCTTTAACTGTTACCTTTGAGAAGTAATCTTTAATAATAGCAAGTGAATCTACATCTACTGGTATCTCAACTTCCTTAATTACTTCTTTTGTAATGTATTTAGGTACATATTTTGTTACCTTTACTTCTTTTTCTACAAATACAGTATCTATTTCTTTTTTGATTAACTCAAAATCCTCACCATCTACATTAATAATTTCTTTATCACTATAATCAGTTCCACATCCTCTCATTAAGAAGATAACTCCTACTAATAGTAGGATTAATAATTCTTTCCACCTTTTAACAAGTAGATTAAATATAATGTTCATAATTTTTTTCCTTTAATTTCTCAAAAGCTTCTTGTCTTTTTTGTTCTACTACTTTTAACTCTTCTTCACCACTATCAATTAACTTTTGAATATCTAATTTTACCTCTTCAATTGGTTTTGGTAACTTCCATGATTCAGTTACCTTACCATCTGAACCTATCATTTCATATTCTTCCTTTAATTCATCAAGTGATTGTTTATATGCTTCAATTTTTGTTTTTCCAAACACAATCATTCTTGTAGCTATCTTATAATCCTCATATGGAATCCATAAACCAGCCATTTTTATTTCATGTTCCCTATCAATAGTACAGTTTATACAAAATCCACCCTTTTGGATAAATTTTTTATCCTTTTCTGATATTTTTTGTGTTTTACACTCAGAATTGTTACATTTAGATTTTTCTTTAAGATAATTTCTAATTTCTTGTAAGGCTTCTGAATTTTTACCTGTTTTTAAAATATAACCATCTTTTTTCTCGTACTTATTATGCTCATCTTCCCAAACATCACCAACTTTACGATTTTTTTCTACTTTATCGTATCCGATGGTAGTGTTTTTATCATATACACCAGTTTGTACCATATCTACCAACTTTCTACGAGTTGGATGCATATATTTCTTTTTGAATTCTTTACCCATTGTTATATATTAGGTTATAATTTATATATAAATATATCAAATTAAGGAAACCGTAATTTTTAGAAGAAAATACCAAGTATTTGGTTTACGGATGCGAATGTACCAGTAAGTTTAAAAGTATTTCCTTTATATAAAAACACAATACCTTCATTTGGTACAATTTTTTTAGCCCCACCAATAGAATTTAACCTTCCAAGTTCTAATTTAAGTTTTTCTATCTTTTTTGGGTCACCTGATTTCTTAACATCTTTAACTGTCTTATCAATTCGTTTTTTCATATCACGAACTGCTGCATCAGGATTAACTGTAAGTGCCGATGAGGTAAATTCTAACACTTCTGCACCTAAACCTAAGAATATCTGTTCAAACTTCATTAAGTTCTTTTTACTAATCTTCTTTTGGTCATCTTTATCTGTTTTCTTAGCCCATTCTAATGTTTTTTCATCAGTAATGTTCTTTTTATCTAATCTAAATCCCTTATCCATAAACGCCCATCTCTTAACTAACCCCATTTTGGTTTTATTATCGAGGGATGATGGAGAATTCTTATCTACCCATTGTTCCCACCATGATTGATGGTAGTTCGCAACACCATCAGTATCCTTTAAACCAAATTCTTTTTGTAATTTAGATATCTGTGATGAGTATTTACTACGTTTTTTAGATAAATCTTGTGATTTTGGTAATTTTACGATAGGAGGTCCTTGAATAGTGTAATTATCTTGTACATCTTTATTGACTTGTTTAATCATACCAGCTAATATTCTAGCTGCTTCACCATTTTCACCTATTGCAACACCTTCTTCATTGAATTCCATAGTACCATGGAACACAAGTAGTGCCTGTCCGTAAGGAATCACATTAACTGATGTTGGATATATCACCTCAAGGTTCATAAAACAAGCACCTTGTTTAAAAATCTTGTCTCTTTGTTTATCGTTAAGTGATTTGATAGCATTTGAAAGGTCTTTCATTGCATAATTGTAAGCATCACTCAACCCACCTCTACCTTGGAACTTATCCGATACACCTTTGATATCTAAAGCGTTCTCACCTTTGTTTTTAAGGTGTCCTTTGTTCCTAGCTGCTACTAATCTTCCATCTCTCCATGAAATAGCAAGTGCTTGACCATCTGTTTTCTCTCTCGTGAACTCAAGTGAACCTTCGAGTGCACGATTTACGATATCTTTAAGTTGTCCAAATGTTAAATTGATATCGGTATCAAATGGATGAGACATATGTCCATAGGCACCACCTTCTGTAAGTAATTTAGATTCATTTATGTTTTCTTTTATTAGTTGATGTGGTGTTTTAGTGTTTGGTAAAAACATTTCAACTATTTTATTATCAATATCACTTATTAATTGTTCTATTTCATTCATAAACTTTTCTTTTTCTTGCTTTTTTAACCACAACCCAATTTCAGGTCCTTTTAAATCTTTTGGTGCATCGTTACCACTTACTGATAGTTTGAATTTTGCAAACTTATCAAGTTTTTTACCAATTCGTTTACCAAACTCTACAATATCGTTATCTTTAAGGTTTTTTACCTTATTATGTAGTTTTTTAAATTGTATAATTTTTTCTGGTGTGAAATCCTTTAATGATATTAAAAATTTGATAGCATCTCTATCAATATTACTATACTCAATTTTATTTAATATCTTTCCTACTTTACTTGGGTCATTATCTCTTAATATAAATGCAATAAATGTAAGATAGTTATTATCGTGTGGATATGGTTTACTTACTTTAAGACCTGGTAGGATTTGTTTAGTAAATCCAATCTCATCACATCTTTCTAAGTAAACTTTAGTGTTTTTTGATTGTTTGATTGCACTTCTAAACTCTCTCATTATTCTATCACCTGTAAGTTGTGATATGTTGTTATCTTTTTTAAGTGCATCTAAAGTTTCTTTATCTAATTTAGCATTCATTCGAGTTTCGAACCTTACTGCTCTTAATTTTCTTAACGGGTCCTCATCAAATCTTTCTGCTGGTTTACCAACTGTTCTGATAACTCCCTTTTTCATATCTTCTACACCACCATGAAAATCAATAATCTCTTTTTTCTCAATATCGTAGTATAAAGAGTTACAAGTTAAATCTCTTCTTTTAGAATCTGTTGAAATATCACAATAAACTACTTTATCGGGTCTCCTACCTTTACCAACATCTTGTCTGAATGTAGTTACTTCGTGGTCATTGATTGCTATACTTCCTAAATCAAGATTTGTATTTATATTGTTTGTAGAATGTTTAAAATTACCTTCTTTTGCAATCTTAATCATTTCTTCTGGTGTTGCATCTGTTGTTAAATCGAAATCTTTTGGTTTTTTACCAAGAAGTGCATCTCTAACTGCTCCACCAACCACATAAAGTTGTTTTTTATTTTTCTTAAATGCTTTTTGAAGTTTTTTGATATCAGAAGGTATGGTTAAATTGAACTTTGTTCTTGTTCCTTTGTTTTCATCTAATCCACTTCTATCATGTTTTGAGAATTTACCTAATTTATCGAAAGCTCTGAATGATTTAACTTTATCTGCCTTCTTTGGTCTCATTACAGATAGTTGTTTATACTTCATATGGTTTTTAACAATATAAAATACATTTGCAGTGTTACCACCAACTGATTCTATGAACTTTTTATATTTCTTTACTAATGAAGCAGATACTTTCTCATGTCCAAAGTGTGTGATGTGTCCTTTCTTTGGGTGAATACCCGCAGTTTCATCTTTTCCTATATCATGGAACATTGCAGCAATTGCAATATCTATATCATCTTCTTTTATTGAACGATTTACAACTGTGATTGTGTGTTTAAGTACATTTCCTTCAGGATGTTTATCTGCTCTTTGACCAAAGTTCTTAAGATTGTAAACTCTCTTTTGTAAATCAGAAGGCATCTTTCTAAATAGTGATTTGAAATCTGTAATTCCTAATTCTTTTAATCCTTCTTTAACTACTTTGTCTTTTTTTAACATTTGGTGTAATTCACTA